AATTCAGCCGTATTTATGCGGTCAAATAATCCTTTCAAAAGGCAAAGTTACTTATGACTAACCCCGATATATCGCTTAAAGGAGCTGATAAAGCTTATAAAAACCTTAAAAGCGTTATGAAGCATTTAGGGCAGGAATATTCTATTAAAGTTGGTATTATAGGGGAGCAGGCAAGCCAGACACACGAAGGCAGCGGCTTAAACAATGCAACCTTAGGCGCAATTCATGAATTTGGCGCAACGGTTAATGTAACCGATAAAATGAGAAAATACCTTCATTTTTTAGGTATTCATTTAAAAAAAGACACGCAACAAATTGAAATACCTTCAAGACCGTTTTTAGGCACTTTATTAAATAAAGATGTCAAAGAATATATTTATAATGCCGCTGAACTTGACGGAGACGATTTAAAACTTGATACCTTGTTAGCCGAAGAAAGAAGCGAAGCAAACGGCAGTTTTATGGAGGATTTGGCTAATATTGTCGGCGCTAAGGCTCTTGAAATGGTACAAACCGCATTTAGTACGGGCGGTTATCCTGATAAATGGCAACCGATAAGCGAAATCACGAAAAAACAACGTTTAGGCGACCCAAACAATCCGCCTTTAACCGATACAGGCGATTTAAGAGATAGCGTTACGGTTGAAGTTAAGAGAGTTAAATAATGGCAAAAAAGTATAAATGTATAAACTGTAAATATTTTGTTGAAAATAAATGCGAACATAACAGTAACATTTATTTTGAACTTCAAAAAAGAACCGAAAAAAAAGTTTATAAATCTCTAAAACCAAAGACGGAGTGCGAATTTTGTTTAACCAAAAATTAACAATATTGATTGGTAAGTTTTATCGGGTTTAATGCTTTTTCTTCGCTCCATCCTCTTTTTAGTCGTGCACGTATTGTACTTTGTTCAATGCCCGTTAAAGAAGACCATTCAGAAAGAGTATGAGAAACACCGTTTAAAGTAATTATATGATTATTACGTCTGTTATTCGATTGAGTTTTCATATCTACCCATCTGCAATTTGATGGCTCATAATTTCCATTAAAATCTATTCTATCAATAGTTAAGTTTGAATTATACCCATTAGCTATTGCCCAATCATAAAAAGATTGAGGATTGTTTAACCATTCATCGCAGACTTTAATTCCACGACCACCGTAATTTTTGTAAAATTTAAAAGACATATTTAAACAGCGACTTTTTAATTTACTCCATATATTATAAAGCCTGCTATCAGTAATTTTATCTTTTTTAAAATTCGTTTCATAAGCACGCTCTTTGCGATAACAACCACAAGAAATAATTTTATAATTAATTAATTCATTTTTTCTAACAACACACACATTTCCACAATCACATTTACATAAGTAAAAATATCTAAAACCGTTCTTTTTGCCATTATTATAATAAGATTGCTCCTTGTGGTGAAAACTCAAAACAGTAAGACGATTAAACTTTTTGCCAATAATATCATTCATAAACACTACCTCCCGATAGTCAATCCAAGTAACAATCTGTGGGCAGGCGGTTGGATATTCCGCTTTTTGCTCCGTCGAGCTATCCCACATAAATATAATATCAGAAAGACAAACCATGTTCAACCGCAAGCTTAACTTTAATAAAAATAGAACATTGAGCCAAATAAATTTTAATTTTCCTCAAATGAGCTCAACCTTAACGGGCTGGGAAGTTCCTTTAACTCTTGTTAAAATAACTCAATCTATTGTTGAAGGCGATGCGGTCAAAACTGAAACCAAAATCAATTTTATGGGAGTTTGGCAGCCGTTAAGGGATGAACAACTGCAATTTAAACCTGAAGGACAAAGAAGCTGGGAGTGGGTTTGGATTCACGCTAAAAGCGGAACATTAAACCTTAAAACACAAGACAAAGTTTTATTCAATTCTAAACGCTATAAAGTAATGAGCGTAAAAGATTACAGCTTAAACGGTTTTATTGAATATGAGCTTGTAAGAGATTATGAAAACAATGAGTAAAGCTAAACTTGCAATTTTAGGCAAACTCCCGACAAAATTCAAAGCTCCCTTTAATGACCCTGATTTTGACATTTGGGCTTTTAATTTCCACAATGAGCAACTTCCGAGAGTTGATTTATGGGTTGATATCCATTCAAAAGGCGCGAACCCAAAGGCAACATTGACCCGTCAAAATTTTCCTTTTGACGATTGTCATAAACTTTTAGGCGGAAATTACTTTAATAATACGGCAAGCTATTTAATAGCTTTGGGAATACTCAAAGGCTACAAAGAAATACATTTATACGGCATGCGCTTTGCCGACGATAACGAAAAAAGAAAACAAGAATATCAAAACGTAAGAGAGCTTATATTTTTTGCCAAAGGCAAAGGAATAATAATTAAAGCTCCATTTGATTCCGTAATGTTTCAAATTTATCAATTATACGGCTTATGAAAAAAGAAATTGAAAAAATCTTTGTTGATTTAATAACGCAATCTTTAAATCTGCCATTAAATTACGGGTTAGATAAAGACGGAAACGAAATACCCTGCGTAATCATTAAATCGCAAAATTTAAAATTATTTAATACTCCAAAACTTCAAATCACGGTATCAACCGTAAGCAATAACGTCTATTCAAACCGTAAAGAATATTTTGAACAAGACGGCAATTATTATGAGAGGTTGATGCTGAATGAACAAAGATTAATGCAAATTGATGTTTATTCAAGAAACAACGAAGCAAGAGAGAGATTTTGGGAAGTTCAAAGTGCTTTGACATCAACTTTATCAGAGCAACTACAAGACTTATATCAATTCAGAATAGCAAAAATTTCAACAAGTAATAATTTATCAGGTCTTGACGGCGGAAGCGATATTAACCGTTTTACAATACGTTTTAACTGCTTAACGTGGCAGGAAAAAATAAACGAAATTGATTACTATTCAACTTTTAGAACCACCGCACAAGACAACGATACTGATTTATTTACGGATTTCACAATTCAAGCATAATCACAGAAAGGATTTTAAACCAATGGCAACAGGTAATATTGCATTTAGCAATACTATTAATGTGTCTTTATCAAATACTCCTTCGGGTTTAGGCGATTATAACACAAATTCGATAGTTTTGCTTTCAAATGAAACGCCGTTATCGGCTGAACCTTATATCTGGGCTGTAAATGCGCAGGATGTAATCAACGAATACGGCTCAAACTCTTTAACGGCTAAAATGGCAACAGCTCTGTTCACTCCTGCATTTAATTTAAGAACAGGGGGCGGACAGCTTTTAGTTTATCCGTATAGCGCAACAAACGCAACAAGCGCAAAAGTTACGACTGCTTCTCTTACAGCAACTCAAATCAATGCTTTTAAACTAATTTCAGACGGCGATTTAACGGTAACAGTTGACGGTACGCAATATGTATTAACAAATCTTGATTTTACCGTAATTCAGAATATATCTGATATAGTTAAAGTTTTAAATAATGCGGGTCTTGATTGCGATATTGAAGTTGTTAATACAAACCAAATTCAATTCACTTCAAGAAGATTAGGTGCAACAGAAAGCTCTGTATCTTTATCAGCCACATCCGCAGGAAGCGGAACGGATATATACGCAAGTTCATATCTTGACGGCGCAAATGCAACATCAACGGCTGGTACGGATGCGACAGGTACAACGATTGCGGAAGCAGTTGCACAGGTTGATGAGTTCGCTTATGTTGGCGGCATTTTATCAACCCAAAAATGTGAAAATGAGCTTGTAATTGCAAACGCAACAGCAATACAGGGTTTAGACCATATCTATTATGAAGCCACAAAATCATTAAAAAATATCTCTGTTTTAGGCGCTGCAATTAAATCAGCGGAATTAACAAAAACAAGATTAATAGCTTATTCAGGTGTATCAGGCGAAAAACAAGCTATTGCAACTTACGCAACAATCGCAGCTTCAACTAATTACTCAGGTGATAGCACTTGCTTAACAATGAACCTTAAAACTTTAACAGGAATACAACCTGATTTAAACTTAAACCAAACTTATTACAACACGGCTAAACAGTATGGCGTTGATATTTTTGCAAATACCGAAGGTTTAAGTGTTGTTTATTCTTTTGATAACGGTTTATACACGGATGAAGCAACAGGCGAATTATGGCTCAAAAAAGCTCTTGAAGTAAGCGGATCTAACTATTTAAGAAAAACAAACACTAAAATTCCTCAAACCGAATCAGCTATGGCAGGCTTTAGGAACGCTTACGAACAGAGATTATTGCAAGGAGTAAGAAACGGTTTTATGGCTCCCGGAACGTGGAACGATAGCATACCATTCGGCAACCCCGAAGACTTTTTAAGAAATATTGAAGAAAAAGGATATTACATTTATTCTTTACCGATTTCTAAACAGGCTCAAACCGAAAGAGAAGCAAGAATTGCCCCCGTTGTTCAAATTGCAATTAAATTATCAGGTGCTTTCCACAGCTCAAATGTTATAGTCAATGTTCAAAGATAACGAAAGGAAATAATTAAAATGTCAACATATACATTAACAGGGGACGATACGATTATAATAAATGACCTCCCCTTAAAAGATTTTGCGGATGGCGATATTGCAACTCTTGACATTCCGGATGACCTTATTGCAACTACAACAGGAAAGAACGGAAATACTATTTTTGCCTTAAATGAATCGGGCAAAAACGCAACCTTAACCGTAAGACCTTTAATATCATCAGATACCGATAAAAGATTAAACGGCTTAATTCCAAAGACTGAAAACTTCGCTTCAACCATTCTTTTAACGGGTTCAGTTGTAAAACAAGTCGGAGACGGGCAGGGTAATATTTCATATAATACTTATTTATTATCGGGTGGTATGATAAGAAAAATCCCCGGCACTAAATCAAGCGTAAATGGCGATACGCAGCAAGCCGTAATGGAATATGTTATATTCTTTGCTAATAATTCAAGAGCTATTTCATAAAAGTAAATAAGATATAAAGGATAAAAAATGAGAGATTTTAAAGCTAAAAATACAGGTAACAGAATTGTAATAAATCCTGCTCCGTATAAAACCGCAATAAACCTTAAAAACGTGCTATTAAATGAATTAAAAAACAACATTTTAGGGCTTAAAGTTTTAGGGAATAAAGAAAATGTCCTTGAAAAAGAAATTGATTTTACGGGATGTATAGATTTTATTAAAAATGTTTTAATCGGTGCGGATATATCAGAAACGGTAAATAAAGTAATATTTGATTGCTTAGGCTATTGTACTTATAACACCGTTGAAGCGATTACAGAAAGCCTTTTTGATAAAATTCCCGAAGCAAGAGAGGATTATTACGAAATCATAATTGCTTGTATTGAGGAAAACCTCAAACCTTTTATGAAAAGCCTGGCTTCCGAGTGGTCAATCCTTGCTCCGAAGCTGGGCGAAAGCCAAGCGTTGAATGTAATCTTCCAGAGCTTGAGCAAATAGTTTATGTTTTAGCAAAAGCGCAATGGTGCGGGGGAGACCCTGAAAGAATAGAAAATATGCCCGTTGATAAGGTTATTAAATCCTATCATTTTGAGGTTTATTCCCGTGAATACGAAGCAACTTATATTGAATTAAACAAGGAAACGAAATGAGCTTTGGTTTAAAAATTGGCGAAATTTTTGTTCAGCTTGGTGTTTTAGGCGATACCAAAGAACTTGATAAAACTATCAAACAAATGGATTCGCTAAAACGCAAAAATCAAGAAAAAATTGAATTTACAAAAAAAATATTAGAGTTAAACGAAAAAGAAAAACAAGCTGAAACCGCAAGAGAAAAATCACAAATAAAACGTGCAAAAGCACTTGAAAGAGACAATTATTTAACTTCTTTAAAATTAAACAAAACAAAAGAATTATCAAGCAGCATAACCACGCAGAACAAACAAATTATAGGCACAGTTAAAGCCATTGGCAAAATGATAACCGCCGTTTCATTAGCTTATAAAGCTATGGATATTTTGATAAGTCGGTTTGCTTCCGCTAATCAGCAAATGATAGCTAATCAGCAAATGATAACTTTTCAGCGCACAACAGGCTTATCTTTTCAGTCGCTGAATAAATATGCTTCCGCTAATGCAGCCGTTAATTTTAATTCCTCTATTGAGGGAACGGCTCAAACAATGTCAAGATTAGCAAGCAATTTATACGATATCCGTATGGGCAGAGGCGATATTTCCCCTTATCAGGAACTTGCTTTTGTTGGCGGAAAAGCCTTTAACCCTATGGGAATGAGTGTAGAACAATTAATTGAAAACGTAAGAGAAGCAATAAAAGGGGTTGACGACGTACAGGCAACAAACATTATTCAACGCATGGGTTTTTCTCCCGATGACCTTTTAATGCTTAGAATGTCAAGAGAAGAATTTGAAAAAATAAACGATTTATTTTTGAGCCCAAAACAACGGGAAGAAATGAACCGCTACGGGCTTGAACTTAAAAAGGTAAAATTAGAGTTTGAAAAAATATCTCAAAGCGTTTTAATCGATTTTGCCGAACCATTTATTAAACTATCAAAAATAATTGAAAGAATTTGGAACGGCATATACAAAGTTATAATAAAACCAATAATGTTAGGTTTCAAAATTATATCCGAAACGATTAAAGGAGTGGTCAAATTTTCGCAGGACTTAATAAAATCCTTAGCAAATGCTTTTGAAATATTAAAACCAATTTTAGCCATATCCAGAGCAATTTACTTAATATTTCAAGATATAGCTACTTATTTTACAGGTGGCGAAAGTTATTTCGGCGATTTTATTGAAGGACTTTCACAAGCAGCCGATAAAGTTAAGGACATGTTTAAATTTGAAACTCCCGCTTGGGTTGAAACGGTTATGAGCTGGTTTAACCGAGGGCAAGAACCTGTACAGCCAAATGAACGAGGGGAGTATTTTTCAAGACCGGAAGATAAACCCCTAAATATGACACCTATTAACACAAATCAATTATCTCAAAACACTAATAATATCAACACAAATAACCAATTTACAATCAATTCAAACCAACCGACCGAAAAAATAGCACAAGGTTTGATTAATACGTTTACTCCCTCTCAGGTACAATTTTCAACGGTAGCAGTATAGAATGTTAAACAGAATTTCAGATTTTTTATATGATACAACCGATTATGAAACGGTAAAAGAGGTAAACAATAACCCTGCGATTTTATTTACTAACACTTCTACAAGTGAATTTGGAAATGTATATATTTTTGAAAAATTTGGGGTTGAAAAAGCAAATACAATA